CCGCCTCCTCCACCGTCTCCCGATGTTCCGCACTCGCCTCCTTTCAGCGCAGTGCCAACACCCGAATGCGAAGAGGTGCCACCTGCACTTTGCGTTCCGCCTCCGCCACCAGCAGCAGCTCCGCTGCCTCCTGCGGCACCTGTAGATCCACCACCAGCGCCACCGGCAGCACCTTCATAAGCGCCACCACCACCACCACCGGCAATAACAAGCGCGGCATTTTGGGTTGCTGCAGCGCCAATAAAAATCCCTGAATATCCGCCGCCTTGGCCGCCATAGCCACTTGTGCCAGCTAATCCACCGCCGCCGGACACTGTGCCGCCCGTGCCTGCGTTGGGCGCCATTGTTAAGCCGCCGCCACCGACAACGACGTTGTAAACCTGAGACGGGCTTAGTACAGCAGTTGCATAAACCGCACCACCGCCTCCGCCAGCACCTGATCCGCCTGCATAGCCGCTCCCACCGCCACCGCCCCAGGCGTAGATCTCGACAAGGTTAGGGTCGGTAGCTGCGCCTGCAAGAAGAAGAGATATTGCGCTTCCTGGGATAGTCATTTTGCTGCCTCCTGTGTATTACAAAGGTTTTGCCACAAGTCACTGTCACCTGCGTTGAAACGAAGGCTCCTCGACACCGTGTAGGCCGTCGAAGCAGCAGAGCGCAGCAGGAGCGGGTTAGCGGAACCGGGGACCAGCATCAGCTCAGGTTGGTGATCAGGGTGGCGGTGATCTGCGTGGAAGACTGCACCGCGTAGACGATGCAATCGCGAGCGTTGGCAGCAGTCGTCAGCGTCGGCGCAGTGCCGCCGGAGAAGTCCCACTGCGAGCCGTAGGCCAGCGTGCGGCTGCCGGTGCCATCTTGCGTAATCCAAATGCAGCCCGATTGGCCAGCGGTCAGGTTGGTCGGGTTGGCCAGCGTGCGGTTGCCGGCCAGCGTCACGCTGAAGTTGTTGGCCGCTGCAAAGTCGGGTGTGATCGTCGCGGCATCAGTCAGAGCCGAGATGGTGCCCCGCTGCGCTGCGCTGAACGACTGCGCCGCGTTCGTAACCGCGACGTTGGTGATCGCGCCAGCGCTGCCATTGACCGACAGCACGCCGGTGTTAGCCACCGCAGTGCCCGTGACTGAAATGCCCGAGCCAGCGGTGACGACGGTGATGTTGGCCGAGCCGTTGAACGACACGCCTTGAATCGTGCGGGCGGTTTGCAGCGTGGTTGCCGTGCTGGCGTTACCGGTCAGCGCTGCGGTGATCGTGCCGGCCGAGAAATTGCCCGATGCATCCCTGGCGACGATTGCGCTGGCCGTGTTGGCGTTGGTTGCTGTCGTGGCCGAGTTGACCACCTTGCCTGCGGTGCTGATGGTGGCAAGTTTGGTGTCAACGATTGCCGCAGCAGCGCCAATGTCTGCGTTGACGATGGATCCCGCCAGGCTGAGCTTGCTGTATGCAATGGCGGCCGATGCGTTGACATCTGCGTTAACGATGGTGCCATCGGCAATCATCGTGCTGGTGATGCTGCCAGCGCTGTTGTCGAGCAAGTTGTCAACCGTCACCGTCTTGGTGCTGGTGACGATGCTGTCAACTTTGACGGATCCGTAAGGCATGACTAAAGAGCCGCGATGGTCCAGGTGGCGCCGCTAGGCACCTCAACGCTGTAGCCGCTGCCCACCTCCACCGAAGTGAGCGACAGCCCGTGATAATTGGCAGCCAGCGTGATGTTCTGGCTAATTACGTAGGCGGCCTGCAAGATCGGACCAGCCGTGCCTCCACCGCCACCGCCGCCGCCAATCTCCACCATGGAGCCGGCAGCGTTCTTGATGTACAGCTTGCCGGCGCTCTTGTCCCAGGCCGGTTCGGCCACATCAAAGTCGCCTGCCGCTGGGGTGGTGGTGCCTTGGCGAATCAGGATTTTGGCCAGGCGGGGCATTAGAAGGTCCCCCCATCAATCGTTGAGCTGGGGCTCAGGTAATCGGTGCCGGCCACTGCAGCGGTGAACGCGCTGGTGCCGTTGCCCTTGACCAGCCCGGTCAACGTGGTCGCCCCAGTGCCGCCGTAAGCCACGCCGATCGTGGTGGCCGCCCAAGTGCCGGTGGTCAGGGTGCCCACGCTTTGCAGGCTGCTGCTGGTGACGCCCGAGCCCAGGGCGCTGCCGCTGAGCACCTGCGTGCCATTGATGTAGAAGCTCTTACCGCTGGCGAGGTTGATGTGCTCGCTGCTAGTCCAGGCATCGGTGGCATCCACCCACAGCCAGGTCTTATCCGTCGCCCCTTTGAGCACCAGGCCGCCGCCATCAGCGGTCGAGTCATCCGGGCTGGCCACAGCGCCTAGCTCGAACGTCTTGTCATCCACCGACACCGTGGTGGAGTTGATCGTCGTGGTGGTGCCGTTGACGGTGAGGTTCCCGCTGACCGTCAGGTTCCCGCCGACCGTGCCACCTGCCAGGGCCAGGTAGACGCTGCTCAGATCCGGGATATCAGCTGATACCAGCGCGCGGAAGCTGGCCGCCGCTGCTGACCCTGTTGTCGGGCCTGCCAACACCGTGTTGGCGGTGCGGGTGGTGGCGCTGGAGATGAACGCCCCCGGGCCGCCAATCGGCAGCGCGCTGGTGGCTGTCCCGCCCGCGCCACCAGTGCCCAGGCCGTAATACAGAACCTGGCTGTCTTCGTTGAAGGCCAGCTCGGCATTGGCCAAGCTGCTGGGGGCGCCGCTGCCGCTGCCTATGGCGCGGCGTTTGATCCGAATCGTGTTAGCCACAGACGCTTACAGGCTGTGTCCCAAAGTTGCCCTCACCAATGCCCGCCATCAGTGATGGTGAGCGTGGTGTGCTGATTCACCTTCCAGCGGCTGGTGGCCGCATCCCACACCAGCAGCGCCTTGTCCGTCAGCCCGGTGCTGTTCACATCGTCCAGGTCGCTCAGGCCCAACGACACATGGCCCACCTGCCCGTTGACGCTTTGCACCTGCAGGCTGGGCGGGATTTGAAACGCCGGTGATCCGCCCTCACGCTGCAGCGGAATGCGCAGCTCGCTTTGGCGCTTGGGGCCAATGTCTTCGGTGACGGCCAGGATCGTTGCCGTCGTGCCTGCAAACGCCGACTGCACCAGCGCCGTGGCGCCCTCTAAATCACCGCCGCCCCAATCCAACAGCACCACAATCCAGGTCTGGACAAAAGGGCTGTTTTTGTACTGCTGCCGCTGCTCCAGCTCCGGCACGCTGTTAATCACCACTTCCAGGCCGCTGACCGTGGTGCCGGCCTGCAAGCCAGCGCCAGGGTCCCGCACCACCAGCGCCGGCGTGGTGCTGCCGTTGCCCAGGGTGTAGGTGCCGAGGTAGGAGGTGAGTGCCGAGGCCAGGGCGCCCCGCAGAGCCAGGATGTCCACGCCGAGGCCTTTTCGTTCAAGTTGCCCCCAGCAACCGCTGGCTGCTGGCCTCTTGGTTGAGCAGCAGCACACCGGCCTCAAAATGCACCGGCATGATCCGCTCGGGCAGCTTGATGCGGTAGCGCAGCAGCGGCCGGTCCAGGTCCTGCAGCTCGATCACCTCACCACCGCTGTGCCCCTTGGCGGCCAGGAAGCTGCGCAGGTGCTGCCCTTCCCACACCGGTGCCACCAGCACCACCGAGCGATCGTCGCTTGCTAGCGCCCGCACCTCGGGCATGCCCGCGCTGCCCTTGGCCTGCTTCACCACCTCGCGCCAGATCGCCACCAGCAGCGGCGGCAGCTTGCCCTCATGCCGTAAGGCCAGGCACACGTGCGCTACCACCGCCGGCAGCGCGTCGCTGTCATTGACCTGCTCAGTTGCAGCAAAGAAGCACCAATCGCGGTAGCTGGTGGCCTTGGCTTTTTTCTGATCGCGGTTGATGTTGAACAGCAGGCTGCTGATCTGCGCCCCCTGCAGTTCGTTCAGCTGCAGCTCAGCGCGTTGCAGCTCGTGCAACTGCCGGTAGGCCGATAGCACCACGGTGGCCTTTTCACGCCCAAAGCTGCGCCGATCAAACTGGCCGGGGAAGGCACGGCACAAGGTCCAAAACACCTCGCCCCAGTTCAGGCGGTTGGGTTGCCATCCACCGGCAGCGGCTTTTTTATCTCATCCTCTGATGGCGGTGCCGCGCTGTCCGGTTCCGCTGCGGTGCGCTCGGCTTCAAAGAAGGCAAACAGCGCTTCCATCAACGGCTGCGGCAGCTTGACTGTCTCGGCCATGGTCCACTCGGGCCGCTCCAGCCGGTGCTGAATCAAGGCCGTCACGCTGGCCAGCATGCGCCGGCGCCCGCGCTCCACCCAGCTCTTGGTCAGTGCTGCCACCTCCGGCAAATACTGCAGCCGGATTGCGTCCTGCTCTGCGCCCATCTCTTTGCCCAAGGCAGCGGCCTCCACCAAGGCAAAGGCTTCGGAGACGCTGATCTGCTGCTCTGCGCTGATGCGCTGCGCCAGCTTGGCCGCCAGCACCACCGACGATTCCTCTTCATCGGTGAGATCACTGACGGTGATCACCTCGCCCACCTGCAGCGAACCCAGTACTGGCAGTTCAAGGACGCCGGTGGCTTTGGTGCCGATCCGTTGCCGCTTGACCTTCTGCGGGGCTACGACAAAGGGCAGATCCAGCGTGCTCATGAGCCCAGTCCGAAGCTGATCTTGTCGAGGGCGCTCATGCCCTGCAGGCTGCCGGCAATGGGGTTGCCGCTGCCGCGCATGCCACCGCCGTGGCCATTGCTGGTGGGGGCAAAGAAATGGCCGTAGACCGGGTGGGCTTTGAGCTGCTCCAGGTAGGCCACCGGGGCCATGGGGTCGCCGTTGTCGGTGAGCATGGCGTCGCCGTTGGCATTGGTGACCACCACCTCGCCAGCGTCGGTGACCTTGAAGCGGCTGCCGACCGCGCCCATCAACGCATCGAAATAGGTGGTGCCATCGTCGGCGCCGCCGCTGCGGCCACCGGCCACCTGAAAAGCATTGGCCAAGGCTTGGCGGCGATACAGCTCCGACTTTTCGGCCAGTGCTTCGGCCAGCTTCTGGTCTTTGACCTTGATCTGGGCGATGGCTTCGGCCTTGGCTGCCTCGGCCGCTTCTTTGATGCGCTGATCCATCTCAGCCCTCAGGCGCTCTTCACGCTCTTGGGCTTCTTTGATGTTGCGCAGCTGGTCGGGGTCAAGGCCTTGCAGCTGCTGCTCAATGGCCTGCAGGCGCCGCTCAGCGGCCTTGCGTGCTTCGCGCTCCTTGGCCAAGGCCTCCAGGCCCGGCTGATTCAAGGGCTCAATTGAGGCTTCATTAGCGCTAGCCGTTGGTTCGGGCGCTTGCGGTTCGGCGTTAAGTTCAGCCATACAGGCCAACAACTACAAGCAACGCTAACGACGTTCAATTAACGATCCAATAAAGCCGGTTCAAATAGCGCGTCACGTCGCTGTAAGCAAAGGACGGGCGATTGGGTGATTCGCGGAAATAGACAGGGCCGCTGGTGGTGTATTGCGTCAAGCCCAGCGATGGAATGGATGCCAGCGGCGGGCTGCTGGGGTCGGCCTCCATGGCCAGCTGATCAGGCTCAGACAGCCCCGAGAGGTCCAACAGTTCAGCGCGATCGGTCAGGTTGCTGGCGCTGTACTCACTCCAGGTTGAAGCAACCTGCGCGCCAAGCAACCCGTACCCCGCGCAGTTGGTCCATTCAGCGCCCAGATCGCTCAACTCGTAGTAGCTCGATCCATAAACACGCTTGTCTGCCTCACTGCTGTAGCCCTTGAAAAAAGTGGCAGCGACGCGGGCATCAGCATTTTGGTTGCCGATGCTGAACAATGAAGGATGGGCAATGCGAAATGGCTCAAAGCTGCCCGTTAATGGATTGGACAACAACGGCAGCCCTGAGTTGCTTTGTGAATAGTCTCCAGCTGTCGCGCCATAGTTATCAAACAAGGCCCAAGCTGCAAGACCGCAGCTTTTGAACGGATGAGCAGCTGGCAAACTGGCCACCACGGCCTCTTTGTATCCAGCGTAAATGGCGCTGTATTGGGCGACATAGCTAGTTGAAGTGGCCCCAGTCACGCTCAAACTGTGGGAGTAAAGCGGGGCCCTCCCCTGGCTGATGTCACCGGTGGCTAGATCAATGCCTACCGTGACCACGTCATAGACGCTGGCAGAGATCACACTGGTTTCGCTGAGTGTTGCGGTGGTGTCAGGCAGTGGCGTGCCAGGGAAACTGGTGCGGTAGCTGACGCTGGCATTGCCAATCACCAGCGAAGTGCGCACCATCGTGCAATACAGCACCCCGTCTATCAGCTGCTCAAAACCTTGGGCCGCGCTGTTGTAGCGCGTGGCGTTCCAGCTGCTGGCTGTGATCGTTCGATTTGCCACCAACAGCACCCGCTCAATCATTGCCGCGACAATTCCAGGGTCAGCCTCGCTGGCTTCTGGCGCAGGGCCTATCTCCCATGGCTTGTAGCTGGCCACTTGGCCATCGGTGCCGGTGTGAACGGTGACCGTGCGCAGGGTTTTGATGTTGGTGCTGGCGGCGTAGCTGTCAAACACCTCGGTCACCATGTAGACCGGCACCAGCTTGGCTCCGCGCCGTCGTGCCCCGTAGCGGTACCGCTCCCTAGGCCTAACCACGGCTCACCTTGATTTCGAGGTTGCGCTGTTGCTGCCGCAGATTCAGCACAATCCGGTTCGCCTCCACCACCTCCTGCAACCGTTGCCGCAATGCTGCGGTGCCGTTGCTCCCGTTCACCTGGACCTGAATCTGGGCGTCAGCCATCAGTCGTTCACGGCCAGCTTGACGCTGTAGCCAATGGTCTGGCCGTCGCTGATCGTCACCGCGCTGGTTTCGGTGAGGATGCCGTAAACGCTGCCGGCGCACTTGCGCACCCGCAATGTGCCGCTGCCCGTGCTGGTGATGTTGACCTTGTTGCCACTGGCCACCGGTGTGGCGGTGTGCAGCGTGATGGTGGAGCTGGTCACGCTGTCGGCGTAATACAGGGTGCCGGCCGTAAGGCCGCCGGGCATGGTGCCGCCGCTGTCCACCGTGACGGTGACGGCATCGCCATCGCTGAGGCCATGGCTGGCCACGGTGATCACATCGGTGGCCGGATCCACCGCGCTGCTGGCCGTCAAGGCTGCCCCGGCTTGGCCATCGGCAGCGGCATCGAGCAACAGCACCACGTGGCTGTAAACCAAGCTGCCGCCACTGGCTGCAAACTCCACTCCGACCGCCTGCTGCTCATAGCGCCCAGCGCTGCTGCTGTAGCTGCCACCGGTCAGGGCGCTGGATTGAAACCGGGCGTAGCTGTTGGTGCCTTCAGCCAATTCGTACTGCAGCCAGCTAGCGACACCTGCATCGGTGGCCGGCGCGGTGGCGGCATTGACCAAAGCAGCAGTGAGCACTTTGCCGCTGTAGGCCTCGGACATCACCCGTGCCAGCTCAGCTTGGGTTAAGGCAGCAGTGACAGCCATCGGATCAACACTCTGGCTTCAAGTTGCCCTAGAACCATTCGGAATAAAGATCGAGCTTGTAGGTTTTGGTTTGTGCCGCCGTCAGCGTGACTACTGTCGGTTCATGGATGATGCCCACAAATGGGAACGCATAACTAGGCGCCGAACCGCCTGGATCGATGACTGGAAGCACCAGCACTATCACATCGGTGTAGGTGACAGCCGCGTCATAATCCAACACGATGTCTAGCTGCGGCAACATAGCTCGCTTCGCAATTGTTGCGTCATAGCTCACCGCGTCAGCTGTGAACATTAAATCAAAGTCATTGCTAATGATATAGGGGCTCCAGCTTTCGTAGCTTGCGTCTAGCGCTGGCGGCGATGCTGCGCCAGTAGTGTTTGCCAAAGAGATGTAAAACAAGGCCTCAGAAAAAAGCCACCACATTGCCCCTAACACCGCTTCGCGATTAGGTGTCAGGCTGGCCATACGAAGTCCCTTCTTAGCTGAGGTTGCCGCCTAAGCCCAGGCCTGCGCTGAACGTCTCCACCAACAGCCGGCGCTCGGTGGTTTCAACCAAGCTGCGCACCTGCGGGCTGATCTCTTGCACCGCTTCCAGCTGCGTGCGCAATTGCAGCTCAGCGGCGCCCATGTTGCGGGTGATGCCCAAGGGCACCAGCTTGGACTCCAGCTCCAGCCGCACCTGCAAGGTGGTCTCACGGATCAGCTTGTAGGCCGTGGCCAATGACACCGGCGTCTGCTGCACAGGGAACACCTCGGCCCCGTTGGTCGGCAAGCTGTCGATCAGCGTGGCAATCGCGCCGCTGTCGCTTTCATCCACCGGATCGTTGAGCACCGCGCTGTTGAGCGGCGGCTGGCTGCCGTTGTTGACCACCGCCGGTGGCACCGGCAGCGCCGTGGTGCCAGGGGCAACCGGGGTCCAGCGCGGCCCGTTAATGTCCCCACCGGCCAGGCCCCAGTAGAGGGCATCAGTCGAGACAATGCAGCTGTTGGCATCAAAGGCCCAGCTGGTGCCATTGCTGCGGTAAGTGGCCGTCAGGCCGTTATTGCTCAGGTGAAATGCTGCGAGCGGCGGGGTGGGCAGCTGGCCCAGGGCAGTGGTGACCTGCAGCCCAAGGCGGTGGCCCAGCAGCAGCAGGTTCTGCTCTTCGGCATAGCGGGCAGCTGCTGTTTCGGCATTGCCCTTGCTGATGCTGCCGTCATCGTTGACCACATCGTCTGGCAGGAACGGCACACCAAAGCTGTTGGCCTTGTTGGAGCGCTGGGCATTGTTGTTGCCCACCTGAATGCGGCTACCGCCCTGGATGACCACATCGGAGGCCTGCACCGGTGCCAGATAGTCGGGCACGGGCTTGGGGTCGTTGTCGTCAAACTCATCACGGGTCGTGATCAGATGGTCTTCAAGGACAAGGGTGAAAAACTGCTGCAGCAGCAGGTTGTAGTTGAAGCTCGCGTCTTGCTTGATTTTTGTCGCTGCAGCGGCCAAGGCCTGCTGGCCCATTTGCGTCAACCCGTAAGCCACAAAGACCCGCTTGAATTCTTTGACCGCCGTGCCGCTGTAGGCGTAGTCGATCTGGGTTAGCTCTTTGAGCCCTTTGCCGCTGGGGATGCCACCGAGTTTGGAGTAATCCGGCACGCCAATTCGGCCCAGCGCTTCTTCAAAGGACATTTGTTCGCGGCTCTCCTCTCGCGTCTTGCGGTAGGTGGGCAGCTTGGGCAGCAGCGTGATCCGCATGGTGTCGCCACCACTGGGGTTGCTATACAGCGGGCCGCTTTCCAGGCTTTGAATGGCAGAGTCAATCTCCTGGTCAATCTGCTGCTGCTCTTCGTCGCTGAGCGGCGGCGGTGGAATTTCTTGAAACTCGTAAATTTCAGTTTTGCCGCAGGTGATTCTGACGTTGGCCAGTTGCATGGCCGTTTGCCGTAAGGCTTCTGCTGCGCCATCTTGACCGGCCAGGTCTTTCTTTTTGGCCGCGTTGATGTAGTCCTGGACAATTTGGCTGTTGATCTTGACCAGCTGCTCAGTCTTGTCGGTGCGTCGCTCAATGACGCGGTTGTCCGGTTCAGCGGTTAGCTCAGCCGTGGCAACGGTTTCAGTGACGGCAAAAGTATCGCTGGTTTGGTCGTAGTAAGAGACCTTGATGGTGGTGGTGGTTGACAAGCTGGAGGCATCCCAGCTGGCACCAAACTGGCCATAGGTGCCGTTCTCCACCATGAACCCATCGGTGTAGACCGTGTTCAGCGGCTTGGGCTTGTCCCCTTCAATCTGTTGCGCCTCGCCACTGCCCACCGGCGCTTCGGTGAAGTCCAGACCCCCTGCGTTGGGGTTGAGGTCCAGCACCTTGTCAAAGGTCACCACCGGCCCGCCCAGGCTCAGCTCCCCGTAGCTCTGCACCTGCAGCACGTTGTCGGCGTCCAAGTAGCCGTAGCGCCCGACGCTGGCCAGAATGTCGCTGATCGTCTCGATGTAATCCGGGCTCTCCAGTGCCGGAATCTGCTTCGGCAAAGACCAGCTGCCCAGATCGCCCAGGGTGATGCCGCAGCGGGAAGCCAGCAGCACCAATGCCTCACGCAGGTCTAGCGCTGTGGCCAGCTTGGGCAGTCGGCCATTGAGCGCATCCACCAGGGCGCTATTGACCGTGCCGCCGCCTTTGCCCTTCTGAAACGCCAGCTCATTGGCAATCTGCAGCTCGGTCTGATTGCTGAGCGGGTTGGCAAACGCCTGGGTCACCTTGAACAGGCCACGCGGGAAGCGGGCCACACGATCACCATCGGGAGTGACGTAGGCCAGCTTCACCTCGGTGCCATGGGCCGGGGTGATCAGCCCAGCAATCACCAGGTCGCCGGTGGTGTAGATCAACCCCTGGCCTTGAATGTGATCGTCACGGATTGAGCCGGAGATCACCGGGCCCAGGTTGCAGAGGATCTGGGCGCGAAGGTCAAGCACCATCAGACCTGCTCCACGCTGATACTGACGGTCCAGATCGTGGTCTTGAGGCCGCTGACGATGCGCGTTTCAGCGTTGGCCGTGGGAGCACTGGTCGGCCACCAGTCGCCCGTTGTGGGGGTGCTCTGCACAGTGATGGCCACCCAGTTGCGCAAGGTGGTGAAGGCGGCCTCGTTCGCCACGGTGCCGGTGATATTGCGCACGCGGGAGCTGCGCAGCGGCCCTTGGATGTAGGGGAACCCCCCAGCGGTGCGCTCCAAGGTCGGCAAATCGTCGAGCGTTTCCATGGGCTCGGTCAGGGTGATCACCACCCCGCCGAGGGTGACGGTGCCCAGATCTGGGGCCAGACCCAGATCAGCAGCAGCGCTTTTCTCCAGCGCCTTTTTGGCTGCCGTGAGCGCTTGGTTGGCATCGACCAGCGTGGCCGACACCTGCACGTAGGCGCCGAGCTGCTCAAAACTGGGGGCCTCGGTGAACCAGCAGGCCACACCGCTGGCGCTCAAGCCATTGGCACTGGCTGACAGGGAAACGGTGCTGCCAACGCTGTTGGTGGCGATGCTGTCGCCATCGCCTTGGCGGGCAGCCCACCAGTTGTCAAAGATGCTCTTGAACTGCCCCAGCTGGGTGGCATCCAGCAGGCCGCTGACGGTCCAGTTGCGGGCCACCAGGCCCAGCCGCACGTCGTCGGCTTCATAGCCAAACGGTTGGGCGGTGAGATTTTTGATCTGGAGGCCGTTGATGGTGACGCTCATGTCAACGCGAGGTCCCGTTCACCACTGCCCGACCTGAGTTGCCGTTGCCGGTGCCTGAGTTGTTGACGGTGACGTTGACCACTGGCGGCTTGCTGGTGTTGGTGACGATCTGGGAGAGGAAGGTGTTCATCTGGGTGAACTGCTGACTGCCGTCGATCACGGTGTTCACCTGGGCTTGGAAGGCAGTGGAGAGGTCGCCCCGTGCTTGGGCAGCGCCATTGAGTTGGTCCTTGAAGTTCTGGGCTGAGACCGCTGCAGCGCTGGCATAGCCGGCTTGCTGGCGCAGCTGTTCGTTGACATCGACCTGCAGCTGAGCCTGCTGTTCTGTGCTGCCGTATTGGGCTTGGCCGTTGAGGGCAATCAGCCGCTCTTGGGCAAGGCGCTCGCGGGCAGCGGCCTGCTGCTCCTGCAACAGGGAGCTGCGCAGCCCACCCAGGCGCTGCTCTTCGCTGTTGGTCTGGCGGATCAGGTCCAGGTTCTGCTGGGCCAGTTGCACCTGCCGCTGGCTTTCCGGTGTGCCCTTGTCAGCGTTAGCGGCCTGGGCCTGCAACAGGGCGATCTGGGCTTCAATCTCAGCCCGCTTGCCAGCAGCAGCTGCCTTCTGCTGCTCAAACGCCAAGCTGGCCTGCTGGGCCTGCTGTTCGGTGACCAAGGCGCGGGCCTTGAGGTCAAACTCGGCCACGGTCTGGTTGAACTTGGCCTGGCCGTATTGCAGCTCCAAAGCGCGACGCTGGGCGTCGTTAGTGGCCAAAGCCTGGGCCTGCTGCAGCTCCTGATCCAGCAGGCTCTTGATGGTGTTGGAGCGATCAACGGCGGCCTGGCTGCGGGCGGCATTGATCTGGCCCACCAGCTGGGTCTCTTGGGCATAGAGGCCCAGGCGGGCCTCTTGCGTCTGAAGACCTTGCTTGTCGATGCCCAGGCTGGTGAGTTGTTCATTGCGCAGCCTTGCCTGAGCCTGCTTTTGCTGCATTTGGCCCTGCAGCGCAGCGCTATTGGCCGCCAGCAGTTCGCCGGTGCCGTCCTTGTATTTCTTGCGGAACTCATCGGCCAGGCCAGGCAGCCGCGCTAGCACCCGCTCAAAGTCCTTCGGCGCCGCAAAGGCGATGTTGTTGATGCCTTCGAGCTTCACCGCATCGGTGAACAGGGCCCGCGCTTGCTTGCCGGTGAGCTTGTATTGATCCTGCAGCTGCCGCAGCGCCACCACCGCTTGGGTCCCCTGCTCTGGAATGATCCCCAGGGCATTGCCCAGCAGGCCGCCGCCCAGGCCCAGCTTGTTGGCTTCAAAAACGATGCCAACGCCTTTGAGCACATTGGTCAGCGTTTTGATTTGCTCAATGATGGTGGGCAGCAGGCTTTCACCAAACGCAATCTGCAGCTCTTCCCAAGCGTTGCCGAGCTTGGCAAACTGCTGCGCGCTGGTCTCCACGCCACCAGCACCAGCGGTCAGCTGGTTAAGGCCATTGGCCAGTGCCGGGAAAAATTGCTGAGCGGTGAGCTGCCCCGATTCGACCAGTTTGTTCAGTTGTTGCTGGGTGATGCCTAAGCCCTTGGCAGCGGCCGCAAACGCAATCGGCAGCCGCTCACCCAACTGCCCCCGCAGTTCTTCCATCTGCACGGTGCCTTTGGACGCCACCTGCTGAATGGCCAGCAGGCTGCCGCTAACCGCATCGCTGCTGAGGCCCAGGGCCTGACCGGCCTTGGCCACCGCTTGGAACACTGCCCGCTGTTGCTGTAGCGGGATGCCTGCGGCGGTGGATGCGGCCGTAAAGCTGCCGAAGTCGTTGGCCAGTTGCTTGTAGGAGAGGCCCAGCTGATCGGCTAGCCCTTTGGTGAACTGCAGCGCCCCAGCGGCGCCTTGAGGGCCCAGGGTGTTCTGCAGCTTGCGGGTGATCGACTCAAACTCCACCGCTGCCTGCACGGCATCCTTAATGCCCACGGCCACACCGGCAAAGCTCAGGCCGATGCCTGCTGCGCCGGCCAGGTTGCCCAGGCCACCAGCGATGGAAGGGCCCAGGCGATTGCTGCCACCTGCCTCAGCTTTTTGACGCTCTTGGGTGGCTTTACGAATCTCAGCGGCCAGCTCCTTGTATTTCTTTGATCCGATGTCAACCAGCCGGATCTCTTCTTTCAGGCTGTTGATGCGGATGTCCAGCGCCACCAGGCTGCCCTTGCTGGCCTTGGTCCCCAGCGCATCCTCAATGGCCGAGCCTGCGCGGGTGGCCAGGTTGCGCACCTGTTCAATGCCGGCCCGAAACGCGGTCGTGTCCAGCAGGACATCAAACGTTGCCCGCCCCAGCGATTCCGCCACGCCCTTTAACCCTGTCTCGTGAAGTTGCCCCTCAGCGCAGCAGCTTTTGCAGCGTTGTTAGCGGCGGCAGCTTGGCTAGCGCTGGGCTGATCCAATCCCGTGCCGGCATCTGCCGTCCTGTGCTGGTCCGGTACCCCTTAAGGATGTACAGGGAATACTCCACGTTCCAGCTGAACCGGTAGGCAAACCGCCCGGTCTGGCTGCGCTGAATGCTCTGGCGGAACGCACCGCTGTCGATGATGTCGCGGGGGCTGCCAACGCTCTCGCGGCCTTTGCCCTTGCGGTTGTAGCTGCCCCGTGTCGTCGTGTACTGCGTCGGCCAGGTGAACTGCTTGGCAGTGATCTCTTTGGTGAACTGGGCCTCTAGGCGCTGCACGTAGCGCTC